TACTAGATTTGGTAAGTATGCTGCATATGAGTGGAAAGATAAGCATGAACTCACTGCTACTAGAGTATTACAATATCTATGGAGGGAACAAGATCTACGTGACAACTTCAGTAAAACATTTAGAGATGCTCTAGTATTTGGTAAATCTATATTTAGAGTAGATGTAGAGGGTGAGGAACCTATTGCAACTAGAGTAGATCCTAGATCTGTATTTGCAGTACGCAGGGGTGACTCTGAACGTATTGAAGATTCTGATATTGTAATGGAAATTACATATGAAGCTGTAGGTAAGGTTATTGATGAATTTTATGACTATCTTAAACCTAGTGAAATTGATTCTATTGAGAGTGCTCATAGACTTACAAGTCAGGGTAATTCATTAGGATATAGTCATCAATTACCGCCAATTTACTCTAACTTGGATTTTGGTAATGGAGATGGATTTGTTGATATTACAGAATTTAATCAAAGTTCCTATAAGTTTGGTTTACCATATGATAATGAAGGTAACGTACGTGTTGTACGAGCTAGATGGTTAGGTCGTAGAAAGATAGGTAGATTAACTTATTTTGATGAAAATGGTGATGAACAAGAGCGTTTAGTACCAGAATCATATAAGATTGATAAGGAAGCAGGTGAACAAGTTAAGTGGATTTGGATTAATGAAGCTTATGAAGGTACTAAGATAGGTGAAGATATTTATGTTAAGATGCAGCCTAGAGAAGTTCAAATGCGTCATTTTGGCAACAAATCAAAGTGTTTTTTAGGGTATGTAGGTACAGACTTCGGTAAGTCATTAATGGCACGTATGGAGCCTTATCAGTACTTATTTAATGTATATATGTACAGGCTAGAGATGGTACTTGCTAAATATAAAGGGCCCATATATGAATTAGATGTATCTAAAGTACCAGATGATTGGGAAATTGATAAGTGGATGTATTATGCAGAAGCATTAGGATGGGCTGTTACTGACCCATTTAATGAGGGTAAAAAGGGTGCATCTACTGGTAAACTAGCAGGTAACTTTAATACTACAGGTAAAGTACTAGACCCTAATATCGGTAGTTATATACAGCAGATTGTAATGATGCTTCAATATATTGAGAAAATGATTGGAGACATATCTGGTGTAAATGATCAACGTTTAGGTCAGGTAGATAATAGAGAAACCGTAGGTGGTATTGAAAGGGCTGTAACACAATCCAGTCATATTACAGAGAGGTGGTTCTTTGTACATGACGAGATGAAGAAACGTGTTATGTTGGCTTTACTGGATACCGCTAAGTATGCTTGGCGCAAATATGATTCTAAGAAGCTTAATTTTGTACTAGATGACATGTCTAGGCAATTTATTGAATTTAATGGAGATGACATTGCTTCTACAGAATTTGATCTATTTATTACCAATAGCTCTAAGGATATGGAAATCCGTCAAGTACTCAAACAACTTAGTCAAGCTGCTGTACAGAATGGAGCAAGTATGGGCATTGTTATTGATGTACTTAGAAGTGATAGTATTACAGAGATGTCTCGTAAAATTGAACGTGAAGAACAAGAGCGTCTAGAGCGTGATGAACAACAAGCTCAACTCAATCGTGAGACTCAGGAGCGTATTGCACAAGCTGAACAAGCGTCTAAAGAGGCTGAACGTGAGATGCAACGGTATGAGATTGATACTAAAGCTGAGACTGAGCGTTATAAAGCCGATCTACAGTACCAGAAAGATATTATGACTACTGATGAAGAGTTACAGAATCAGAAATTAGACCTTGAACAGCGTAAGCATCAGGCTGATACTGATGAAGAACGTGCTAAGATTGAGTTAGAACAGAAACAGTTACAAGAAACTATACGTCATAATAAGGCTACAGAAGAAATTAGTCGTAAATCTAAAATGAGTAATAATGGCAACAAATAGTAAAGATATTGAGAATTTATTAATGGGTAGTAGGTCTAAATCTATGTTATCAGAGAAGACTCAGGCTATCTTAAATGAGCATATAGCTATGGAATTAGAGGCTGCTCAGATATATAAGGCAATGTATTCATGGTGTGAGTATAACGGATATTTAGGAGCTGCTAATTACTTTAGCCTACACTATAAGGAAGAAGTTGAGCATATGGATAAGATTTATAAATATATACTAGACCGCATGGCTCTGCCTAAAACACCTCAGGTTAAAGCTATTAATAATAAATTCTCTAGCTTTAGAGAAGTTATTAAAAAGGCTTTAGAGCATGAGATTTATGTGGAAGATTCTTATAAAAAGTCCTTAGATAAAATTTGGATTGAAAAAGATCATACTACTTTTGAGTTCTTACAATGGTATGTCGATGAACAGGTGGAAGAGATCGCTGGATTCTCTAATATATTAGATAGATTAGACATCGCAGGAAATGATGCATCCGCTATTCTGATGATTGATAAAGAAATGGGCCAAAGAGACGACTAATATGGATTTTTATAAAGATACAAATGGATACTTTGTAATAGGGGCTGGTAAATATCCTACTGGACTTTATTACACTAAATTTAGAGAGAATGGTAATATCGATATATTACCTATAAATGATAACAATAGTTTACCTGCTTATAGTAATATACCTGTTACAAGTCTTAGGAAGTTTGATGGTACTTACTATACAGATGAGTTAGATATTGCTTCAGTAATAGGTGAGCTTACTATAGGTATACCTACCCCTCTCATAGTTAATGGAGAGTCTGTGAGTAGGTCTAACCCCCTGCCTACTTCTCTTGTAGATAATAGTGGTAAAGCAGCAGCTAATACAGTATTTTCTGATTTAGTTACGGGTAAACGAATACCTCAAATTACAGCTCAATTTCAATACCCCCTAACTCAGGACGGTTCGGTAGTAACTACAGCTAACGGAGCTACTACTTCTCAGAGTAATTCAATGCTATACCTTAATACAGATGTACAATCTGGTAGCTCTATTGAAATACATAGTACAGATACTCTACGTTATATCCCTGGGTTTGAAGTATATAACTTCTTTACTGTAGGATTTAATACACCTGTAGCGGGACAAGATCAGTATGTAGGATTATTAGATGATGATACTGGTTTTGGAATAGGGTATCATGGGCTAGACTTTGTATTTATACATCGGAGGGATGGTGTAGACACTTATTATCCAATTAATTTGACTGCTTTTAATAACCTGGCAGGATATGATTTAGATCCTACTAAGGGCAACGTGTATAAGCTTACATTTGGATACTTAGGGTTTGCACCTGCAACTTTAGAAGTAGTAGGCCCAGATAATATTTCTAGGGTCTTGTTTGTATTCCCATACCCTAATAGCAGTGTTGAAACCCACTTGTCTCAGACATTCTTACCGGTAAGAGCCGAGTTGAACAATAATACAGGGACTACTGCTATGCAACTATTTGTAGGCTCCTTAAGTGCCGGTATAGTAGACGGCTCTGGATGTTCTGAATATGAATTTGCAAGGTTCTTTAATTATACGGCACCATCTATAACGATTACAGACCCTACGTCTCTTGTAGCTTTTAAGCCAAAGGATACTTTTGGAGGCAGACCCAATTATGTGGAAAGCAGGCTGGCTGTAATTAGTGGAGCTACTGACTTAAGCAAAGTGTCCAGATGGGTTATAATTAAAAATCCTATAATTACTAACACTCCTACATGGAATGATGTTGACATCGACTCCACGATACAGTATTCTACAGATATTACAATAGATGTTGATAACTCTAATACGTACTTTTTAGTGTGGAATACTGGTAAAGTGGATTCGTTCTTAGAACAGATAGAAAATTTACATCTAGATTTAAAGCCTGGAGACGTAGCGTGTTTTCATTTAGTTAGTGCAGGTACAGGAGAAGTTAATTTAGCAGTTAATTGGTGGGAATTATTTTAATATTATGAAAAAATTATTTAGCAAGATAAAAAGGTTCTGGTATATAAACCGAAAGTCTATTAGAGTTGTTAAATTTGCAACTATAACAGCTGGTTACTATTGCCTAGAAGGAATTACAGAAGTAGACTTAAGTCCGTTATATATAGTAACTGGATTTTATTTCATCAACCAAATTAAAAAGTAATATGACATTAGATCAAGTGGTAGAGAAGTTTAGGAAACATCCGCATTATATAAAATCAGGTGCGGGTAAAATGAGTAAAAGATTTAAATGCAGTAAAGAAACTATATATGAAGCACGAAGAATAGTTAGATCAGAAGAAAGCAGTAATAATACGAATAATATATTAAACTCTAAAGAGATAGGTAAGAGGATACTTGTAATAGGAGATAGTCACATTCCGTACGAAAAGGAAGGTTATTTAGAGTTTTGTAAACAGCAATACGATCAGTTTAACTGTGATACTGTCATTCATATTGGAGATCTAATAGACTCACATAGTACAAGTAGACACCCTAGTGTACCAGAAGCATATTCTCCAGGAAATGAATTATTGTATACAATTCATAAGTTAAGAGATTGGTATAATACATTCCCTAATATGAAGGTTGTAATAGGTAACCATGATGCTAGGGTTAATCGTATAGCATCAGAAGCTAAGATAGCTGCAAAGTGGTTAAAAGATTATAATCAAGTACTGGAAGTACCAAACTGGGAATTTAGTGAATACTATGAAACTAATGAGTTATTATTCACACATGGGACGGGTACTTCAGGTATGGGGGCTGCTTATAAAAGAGCTTTAAATGTAGGTAAGAATGTAATTATAGGCCATTTGCATTCTGAGTCTAGTATTATATATCATAAATTACCTAATACTACAATTTTTGGTATGATAGTAGGATGTGGGGTAGATGAGCATTCATATGGGATGAACTATGCTAAAAATGCTCCTAAAAAAAGTATTATATCATGTGGGTTAATCTTAGAAGGACAGCCTCTAATAAGAGTAATGAATGAGTAGTTTTGAAGAAAATTTAAATAAGCATAGTTATTATTTGATAGATAAGAAAAGTTCCAAAAAAGACTATGTATTTGTGGAGGGTCCTTATGGGGAACATGAAGTTAGGATATGTTCTCTAAGGAAAGGGGGTATACCCACTATACAAACTTCAGTTGATAAGAATGAACACTTTAGGTTACAGGCTACTGAAATTCATGGTGATTTGTATAACTATGATAAAACTAATTATATTAATAAGAGAACTAAAGTAATTATAAATTGTCCTGAACATGGGAACTTTTATCAAGGCCCTTCGGAACATCTCAAAGGGAGAGGATGTCCTAAATGCGGATATAATAAAATTGGTTTGTCGAGACGAGACGGGGTATGTGGATGGGGATTATCTGATTGGAAAAATTTAGCCTATGATAGCAATAGATTTGATAATTTTAAATTATATATTATAAAATGCTTCAGTGAGGATGAAACTTTTATTAAGATCGGAAGAACTTTTCTAACATTAGGAAACAGGTTCAGAAGTTCTACAGCGTTACCCTATTCATATATTTTAATAGAACAAGTTATTGGGTCTGCTGATTATATTTTTAATTTAGAGTGGGATATTAAACGAATTTTAAAATCTTTTTCATATAAGCCTAAAAATAAGTTTAACGGTATGCATGAATGTTATTCACTTAATGCATTGGAACACCCCCGTGTGAAACAACTTTTAACTAGTGTAGGTAAATAGATAAATAATTTTAAGTCTATTAGGCTTAGGAATAAATTTGGATTCTATAAGTTAATATATTATAATTGCAAATAATTAATATTAAGTATGAGCGACGAGAGCAGAAATGATTTGTTTAGTGAAGATCTATCAATGATGGCGGGAGACATCTCAGATATGATCGGCGAAGAAGATACGAGTCAAGATTCACCTGTAGAAACTACAGAGGAGACTAATGAGTCCGAGGATCAAGACAATGAATTTAATTCTGAGGAGTATAATAATTTAGATAACAATCAGGAGACTGATGATGAAGGTAGTGAAGAGTCTGAAGAAGATAATGATAACCTAGATGGGGAGGATGCAACTTCTGAAGAAAATGATGATAATAATGACTCTCCTTCTCTCGCTCCATATGCCAAACTATTGGTTGATGAAGGCATCCTCCCTAATCTAGATTTAGAAAACTTTGATGGTTCAGCAGAAGGGCTAATTGAAGCTGCACGTAATGAAGTGTATAATGGTATAGATTATTATAAGCAATCTTTACCTGAAGAAGTTCAGAGATTAATTAATGGCTACGAAGCCGGTGTACCTTTTGACAAGTTGCTAGAATTTAATTCTCAAAGTTTACAATATTCTAAAATCGATAAAGATGCTCTTGCACAAGATGAGAGCTTACAGAAACAGATTTTAACAGATTATTATAAGCGGACTAGTAGATTCTCTGATGAAAAGATTAATAAATTGATTGAACGTACCGCTGATCTTGGTGAACTATCTGATGAAGCATTATCTAGTTTAGATGAACTTACAGAGTTTCAAGCACAAGAGGAGCAACAAGCTATCGAAGAATCTAAGAAACAGCAGGAATACTTGCAACAACAACAGCAGGAGCAACTCAATCAGTTTACTAAAACCTTAACTGATACCCAAGAGATTATTCCAGGTGTTAAAATTAATCCTACTGTTAAAGATAAGATTCAGAAGAATATTACAGTACCTGTAGGGTATGATGAGCAGGGTAATCCTGTAAATAAGATAGGTAAGTATCGCATGGATAATCCTATTGATTTTGAAATAAAGTTAAATTACCTATTTGAAGCAACTAATGGATTCTCGAACTTTGATGTATTTAGTAAAGCAGGTAAGTCTAGAGCTTATAAAGAGCTAGAAGACGCAGCTAAGTCATTGGATACAAGAGGCTCTGGAGGCACTAGAAGTAAACCTAAAACTGATCCTGAATTGAAAGATTCAATCAATCAGTTCATGAATCAAATGGGTAGATAATAAGAGTTTAATTCGATTAAATATATAAAAAATGAGTGTAAGTAAATCTAGTTTTCCCAGCATAAGAGTAGAATCAAAAGACTGGGCGGGCCTAACAACCCGAAACCATCTTGGTGCATTATTCGGAGAACAACCTGAAATGATTGGGGACTTTATTTCAAGATTAGAATATCTTGATCTTGGAGAAGACCTTATTTCATATATGGAGCAGTATCCTATTCATTACCTAGATGACGATAAAGAATTTGAATGGCTTCTGCAAGGTGCTGAAGAGAAGAACATTCCTTTAGTGAAGGCAACTGATCTTAGTGGTACTGAGTTTGCAGCTACTGATGAAGTAGGTAAGCACGGGCAACGCTTTATGTTGTGGTTCTCAGAGAAACTGTTCTTTAAGCAACATGTAATTGTAGGTGAAAACCCTGACCTTTACAAAGTACTTCTTCGTACTAATGGAGACCAACGTGGTGCCTATTTTGTATATGAAGCTGAACTTGTAACAGGTAATGGTGATCTATACTTGCCTCCTGAAGAGCTTGAAGCAGGTACTCGGTGGAGCGTTGAATATTCTCTGTCAGAACAAACTCTTTCTAAAGATGGTTCCGATGTAAGCTTTACATCTCCGTTCCGTATGGCCAACCGTATGTCTATGATTCGTAAGAAGCATGTTGTGCCTGGTGATATGATTAACCGTAAGGAGAATAGCCCTGTAGTATTTGGCGTACACGGTAAAGATGACAAACCCATTAAAACTTGGTTGAACAAACTTGACTGGGAGTTCCGTCGTCAGTTCCGTCGTGAGAAAGCTAAACTGTTGATGTTTGGTCAATCTAACCGTAGACCTGATGGTTCTTATGCAAACATCGGAGATTCTGGCTATGAGATCAAA